GTACGGAGATAGGAATGAAGTAAAGGGATATAAGGCCGTGTCTAATTCAGTGCCTACAATGGCTAGCAGTGCTATTACTCAACAAGTACAGCACCAACAAGTACAGCACCAACAAGCTCAATATCAAAACCCTACTAATAGCCGCCCTGCTATGGGTGGCACTCCACAACAGCCACTTTGGAGGCAACAACAGCCACAAAATACCACTGATGATATCAATGCTGATATCCCGTTTTAACATAGTCACATTTTAACAACACCCCCACTCTATTAATGGGTGGGGGATCAATTAAGCAAGGGGGAAATTATGAAAAATATAGCCGGTCTGTTATTTTGTTTTTTGAGCGTAGTATTATTGGGTGCAAGTGATGGCCTGATAAATATGAGCGCGTCGAGTGTTATTGGTGCCACTGATGAATCAAGATTGTCTGCAAAATTGGTAGCACCCGGCGTCACAATAGCGCTACTGGCGCTCGGTAGCATTGTTGTAATAATAAAAGATGATCTCGGCAAGCTGTTTACTTGGTGCGCTATCCTATTTGCCACTCTTTTTAGTTTTACTTTATCAGTGCAGGGCATGTCAATTGACTACGCTGTCAATGATAACTCATCAAAATCATCATCTTATATTAGAGAGTCAAATGATATATTGATTGGTCAGCTGGAGAATGATAAAGAGACTAATCAGCAATATATAGATAAGTGTGAGCGTGATCGTTATTTCCCCGAAAAGTGCCACCGAGCCATTGCAGATAACCAACGGATTACTAAAGAGATTCGCGCCCTACTCCAAAAATCTAATGAATCGGCCATTGCTGAAACGGTTGATATCACCGAAGCAGTTGAAACCAAGTCAGGCATCTCTGGACGTTTAATAGAAAGTATCGGCATTTACTCACGCGCAATAGCTGTGCCCATAATGATAACTATATGCATGATGGGCTTCTGGTTTTTCTGGGATGCGCTACTAAAAGATTTAAATTCAAAAAAGCCCCGCGCTACTGATAGCAAGAGTGGCGCTATCGGTAGCAAATCATCAAAAACGCTACTAAATACCGTAAATAGTAGCAAAAATAGCGGTAGCAGTAGCAATAGCAGTAGCAAAAATAGCAGTAGCAGTATTAAAAAACCAAAAGGTGAGCACGTAAAAAATAGAGTGCGCGCTACTAAAGAGGCCGAGAAGTACATGGCCAGCAATGGCAAATATCCCCCATCACGCAAATTGCAGGAGTTAGCAACAGTGGGTCCTAAAGTGGCTTGTGATGTTTTGAGAGAGCTAAAAAAGAGCGCGTAAATTAGCGTTTAATGTTATTAATTCAAAATGTTATTAATTTAATTTAAAGAGGGCAATAAGATGGCACATCAATGGGTGATTATGGTAGTTGGAGCAATGATTGTAGTTGAGTTAGTTAAGTATTTTTTATGATTGGTTATTATTTTGTATAGAGGGTTGTTTGTATGGATGAGAATAAAATCATATATAGGCCACATGGTGGTTGGGATAGAACCCAAATATTTGAAGATGAAAGCAGTAGCAACAAAATAGCGCTTAAAGCAGTAGCGCTACTGTTAGCAGTAGCAGTGGGAGCGATAGCGCTACCATTTTATTATTTGTCAGGTGTTGGCAGAATTTATAGGAGAATAGCAAGTGAAGATTAAACACCCTCTAATCAACCGCATTGACCAGCATCATGAAAGCAGGCAAGAGCCGCCGCGCTATCACCTGGGGTGCTCTGAGGTAGGCGATAAGTGCGAGCGAAAGCTGTGGTTATCATTTAGATGGGCCACTATAGAAAAGTTTGAGGGCCGCATGTTGCGGCTCTTCAGGCGTGGTCATAATGAAGAGTCTGTTATTATCTCTGATCTTAAAGCCGCCGGATTAAGGATCACGCACACCGGCATCAATCAAAAAAATGTTGATTTTGGGAAGCACCTTAAAGGCTCTTTAGATGGCATAATATTGTATGGCGTCCCTGATGCGCCAAAAAAAAATCACATTTTAGAGCTAAAAACGCACAACAAAAAAAGCTTTGACGCTCTTGAAAAAGAGGGCGTTAAGGCATCAAAACCAAAGCATTATAATCAAGCTCAATGTTATATGAGGGGGGCCAATATAGACCGCTGTTTATATGTAGCAGTCTGCAAGGATGATGATAGGCTATATATAGAGCGCTTAAAGCTTGATATAAATGTTGCTGATAGACTGATTGAAAAAGGCCAACGCATTGCGATGAGTGAGCGATTGCCTGAGCCACTTAGCAGCAATCCAAGCTGGTACGAGTGCAAGTTGTGCCCGAGCCATCAATTCTGCCACGTTGACAAACTAACAAAACAAGTCAACTGTCGCACGTGTGCTCACTCAACGCCTAAAGAAGATAGCGCTTTTTATTGTGAGCGATGGGCTGGCACAATCCCAAATGAAAATCAATTTGATGGGTGTAATAGTCACGTGCTGCATCCTGACCTAGTGCCATGGAAAATGCTTGATAGTGATTTTGAGTGGTCAGCTAAATATTTAATTGATGGTAAAGAGGTCGTTAACGGTGAGAACGGCTACAAGAGCAGGGAGTTAGTATCAAACCCTGGTGCCTGCGCTGCAATCAGCAGTGATGCCATGGCAATGGATATTGTAAAAACTTTTGGAGCAGAGGTTGCAGGATAATGGCACAATTAAGAGATTATCAACAATCAGCACATGATAAAACTATTGATTTTATAGATAACAATAGCGGTCACCTAGTGCTAAAAAAACCAACAGGTAGTGGTAAATCTCATGTTATCGCTGCTATTGTCAAAACACTGACAAAAGAGCGTGGCAAAAAAGTGTTGATGCTCACGCATGTAAAGGAGTTGATACAACAAAATTATGAAAAGCTCAAGCAGCACTGGCCCTCCGCTCCTGCTGGCATTTATAGCGCAGGTGTGGGGCGTAAAGAGCTGGATGAAAGAATAACCTATGGAGGCATCCAATCATTAAGAACAAAAGCAAAATCAATAGGTCATCAGGATTTTATAATTATTGATGAGTGTCATATGATCAACAATAAAAAGCAGGGGGGCTATCGTGATTTGATAGACTCACTCATTGAAATAAATCCAAATATTAGAATCATTGGCCTGAGTGCCACCCCCTATAGGTTAGGGCAGGGGCTATTAACTGAAGGTGAAGAGGCGCTTTTTAGTGAAATAATTGAACCTGTTACAATTGAAGAGTTGGTGAAAAGGGGATTTTTAGCAACACTTAGAAGTAAAAGCACAGAGCATGTCATCAATGTTGATGATGTAAAAAAACGTGGGGGTGAGTATATAGAGTCACAACTGCAACAAGCTGTTAACACTGATCACAACAATATAAAAATTGTTGAAGAGACACTAAAAAGAGCAGGTGACAGAAAAGCATGGTTATTTTTTTGTGCTGGAGTAGATCACGCGCAAGAGATGGCAGATATACTCAACATGTGTGGAATAAACACCACCTGCCTAACTGGCAAGCACACCAAAGCGCAAAGAGATATGATTATACAGCAATATAAAGATGGCTATTATAAAGCGCTCACTAATGCCAACGTGCTAACAACTGGCTTTGATTATCCTGACATTGACCTGATTGTTTTTGCTCGACCAACATTATCGCCTGCTTTATATGTTCAAATGGCTGGGCGTGGGATGAGATTGAAGAGCCACACGGATCACTGTTTGGTGTTAGATTTTGCGGGCAATGTATCAAAGCATGGGCCTATTACATCAGTAAGAGAGCCAAAGAAAAAAGGCGATAAGGTTGGCGATGCGGTGATGAAGTCATGCCCTGAGTGCCATGAGTTGTTATATTCTTTTCAGATGAATTGCACCTGTTGCGGTTATGAGTTTGAAAAACAGGAAAAAACAATTGAGTTAAAACATGATGATATAATGGGTATTGAGCCATCAGAGATGGGCGTTACCCGTTGGAGCTGGGCGGTGCATGTTAGCAGAAATAGCGGCAAAACAATGCTTAAATGTAAATATTACGGTGCTCTTAATGACTACCCAATAACAGAATATTTGAATGTTATGGATGATGGTAAGTCTGGCTCGATCTCTCTAAATAAACTTTATAAAATTGCCAATCAGTGCGGGGCCGTTAATGTTTTTTCTCACGAAAATTTAGAGGGTGTCGCAAAAGAGCTAAACGACTGCACACCCCCTGAGCACATCTTTTATAAAATTAATGGAAAATTTAGGAATGTCACTAGGCGTATATGGCCAACCGTTGCAAGCCGTTATCCCGAAGCTGAAATAGCTTAACATCCATTGTATTTTTATAACTAAATAACTATAATTACCCTTGTTATCATTAATTTAGCAAGGGTTTTTTTATGGAAAAAAATATACCGTCTGAGCATGTTGAGCAGCGTGAATTTGTTAGTTGGTTTCGCAAAATGTACTCGCCAGTAAGGATATTCGCCATCCCTAATGGCGGCCACCGTTCAAAAGTAGAAGCGCAAAAATTAAAGGTTGAGGGGGTGAGCGCTGGCGTGCCTGATCTTTTTGTACCTGAATGGTCATTATGGATTGAAATGAAAAAGCAACAGGGGGGGCGCGTTGATAAAAACCAAAAGGATTGGCACGACTACTTAAGAAGCATCGGGCACAATGTAGCTATATGCAAAGGGTTTGAGGCCGCTAAAAAATATATATTGGATTTTGAAAGAGGACGTTATTAATGATTAAAAACAGATTCCAAAAAATGAAAAGGGGGCGCGTAGTGATAGATCAAGATAAAGAGCTGTTCCATTTTATCTGTGATCGGCATCAGATAACAAGAGCG